TCTCTCCCAAAAAGGAGAGAAAGAGCCCGGTACTTTCGTACCTGGTCTAACTTTGGAAACAAAGTTAGCAGACCATAATAAAATGGTTTCCCTTTTCTATACCCAAAAACCCGGGTATGCGGAAAACAAACGAAGGGACTCAGTGATTTGCTTTAATAGTGTTATTGAAGCTTGAGTATTCGTCTGAGTGAACCTGTCTATAAAGACACGATCACTTAGAGGAATAGTCATGTTTCGTAACACTATTGGTCACTCACCTTTTCCTATGGTGTCTATTTCACGACCTTTCTTGAGTAAATCAAGATAGGTTTGTTCAATAGACCCATAGGCATGAAGGAGAGGGACCTCTAGAAGTATTTCACTGAGGGCCTCTTCTTGTGAAGTTGCCATCATTACCCAATTAGTCGCTAGGAGACCTAATGGTTCTCCTTTTGCCTTCTTGGATTCTAATGGATTACTTTCAGAGAATATAGCCACAGCTGCATTAATGAATATACTGTTACCAGTATATTCAGTAAGTGGTTGTGGTATAGGGAGATCCAGCTTCCTTATTAAAGTAGTAATACTTAAATGAGCGGCTTGGAGTCCCCAGATATGTAAAAGTATCTGTTCTCCGAGTATACACTTTTCAGCCATCTTTCTTTGAAAAGATGATGGTCTGTTAAGTAGTATACCATAAGATTTGGCTACTACATCGGAAACTACCTTGAAGTCCCATCCTCTCATCTTTTGCTCTCAAAAGAGAACTAAGAGATTATATCATTTCTTAGAGCTCTCTTTAAGAGCCGAAAGAGGGAAAGGACTTATCTCCTGGCCTTTGAAAATTCACACTTTAGCGAATTCTAAAAGGTGTGGTGATATATGAGTTTTATACTCAGAATATTCCACTCCAAGAGCCTTAATAGCTTTCATGTAGGCCTTCCCGATTACTTCATCACCTATCAAAATATCATCCCCTAATAAACAATAACGACATGTTTTAAAAGACACGTTGTTCTGTTTACAAAGGTATCATATTAGATAGTGATGAGTTAATGCAAAAGAAGCTCATGATGAGTAGGCTCCCATGGGATTTCCAACAGAGTAACTTACGTCACTTTTGTTAGATAACCTAAATGGGTAACCTATCATTATGTCTTTTCAAGCATCAACGTAATCGGCTGGAAGATTTCCTTTTAAGAGATCGGATATTAGATCAATTGGAAATCTATCAGTTGCTGATGACAAATCAACACTATAGAAGACCTCTCAATCTTTTATCTTATCCCTAAAGGATTTCTGATCAAAGGTACAGTCTTGAGGAATCTTCTTCTGTGCCCTAAACAGGTACAGATGTAAGTTCTTCAAGACTGTCTGTGATCAGTAATCTAGAATGGCTATTGTTCTTGTTTTACATTCCTTGTCAGAGAAAGACACTATCTTACGATAGAGTCCTTTATCTCTTTCAGGAGAGTAATTCAAGTTCTTTAGAAATTCTAGATTTTCCCTAAACCTTCGAATCAAAGAGGCCATTTTCACGCCTCCTACGATGGAGATAGAGTCAATCAACTTATCAGGAAGATTAACTAGATCTACAACTCAGGAGTTCAAAGCATGACCGTTAGGTCCTGACTTTGAAGTGAAATGGAATCTCTTTCATTTTAAAGGTGAAGGGATTCTTCCATGCTTTTGGTAACCGATGTCCTTTCAAAATTCTGAAGCATAGATACCAAAGTCTAGAGTAGAACTACTTCGTGTTGAAGGTCCTACAATAGATTTAATATCTTCTTCAGGTTTTGATTTGAGAGCCCTTGTTGAAAATAAAATCGTAAGAATTAACCTAAGAACTAGGTTGTTTTCTTTACGGATTTGTTTTATCAAAGGCCCAAAGACTACAGGTATACCATCTCCTGTCACCCTAACTTTCCCGACCACTTTTGGATTGCCTGATAAGTAATTCAGAAG